GTAGGTAAAGCCGTTATTAGCGGCCTAGCCTTTACGGATGTAATCCAAGCCTCCGCCTGTGCGGGAACTGATGGCGCAGATCTTGCCCTTACCGAACAAGTATTAGAGGTTAACTCTCTTATGGTGAAGGAGGTAATTTGCCGAGAAACTATCTTCCCTACATGGATGGCGGCACAGGGCCGAATGCAACGTAACGGAGATATCCCGCCAACGTTTGCCGATTTCCTTTTGAGTTCAACTGCGGCACAAGCCGGAACATCTTTGGAAAATCTTCTCTGGCAAGGTGCTACAACTACTTTCCCTCTCGGCTTCCTTTCTAATAATGGAACAATTAACGAGGCGGGTATTGATGCATCGGCTTGTAAGGGCTTTATCGAGCATGATACGGGGGGTACGGCTTGGACTGCTACTACCATCCTCGGCCATATGAACGGAGTATTTGCGGCGGCTCAAGCAGTACCGGGAATTTTGCAGAAGCCCGGTTGCGGTTTCTACGTTTCATACGAAGCATACTCTTTCTACTTGCAAGCAATGGCAGCGCAGAACACCGGCCCCGGCTTTAATCAGTCTATGGAAGGTGCTACTTACTTGGGCTACCCCGTTTACCCAACGCCGGGCATTCCAAATGCTGTAGATGTTATGGTATTCACTTATCCCGATAACCTCGTAGTAGGTACTAACGCATACTCTGGAAACGAACAAGCGGCATTGATTCCCGTATATCAATACGATGGAAGCGATAACGTAAAAGTTTCAATGGATTTCGCGGTAGGAGTACAAACCGCAGTAGCGGGCGATGGTGTTGTAGGATTCGATTTTACTTAATAACATGGCTTGCCTCATCAACGCCGGGCGGCTTGTTGAGTGTAAGGATGCAATCGGAGGGCTGAAGCGAATTTACCTCGCTAACTTTATCGAAGATTACGCCTTTACTCTTAACACTAGCGCCGGTACTCTCAACCAGGTAGATGAACTACCCGTTACCACGGTATTCGAATACGATTTACGCCCCGATCTTAGCGGTCTTACGGTGAATATCGGAGCGGATAGCGCAACGGGTACAACGAGTTTCGAGCAAGTGTTGGCCTTTACTTTGCAACAAGTGAAGATCAAAGATGCCGAACAAATCCAAGCAATGGCCCAAGGGCAACTAATGGCCTTCTGCTTAGATAATAACGATAACGTTTGGGCTTGCGGCTTGCGGCACGGCATGGACGTTACCGCCGGAGTAGTTCAAACCGGAGCAACTCGAACAGAGTTAACCGGGATCAACTTAACGCTAACGGGTATCGAACCAGATTCGTTCCTGCTTCTCAAGCCTACGGGGGGAGTTGGAACTACGAAGTATCCTTTCGATGGGATTACTACACCGGCTAATATTACTATTACGGTAGGAACGTAAGACTTTGTTTTGGTTTATGGTTATAGATTGGGGCCGCCGTTATGGTGGCCCTTTTCTTTTGTCGAACGGAATAAGCGTATTTCTATCTTTAGATGATGCTAGTACTTAGGAAGAATAAAAGCACGACCTTAACGGGATCCGCGCAATCTGTTGAATTTACGGATTTAGATTCTACAGCAACTTCTTTTCTGTTAGAATTAACCAGCAATAGCACGAACGAAGTGGCATATATAGCTTCTTCCATTGCAACAACTGTAACAGCGAACCGCCCTAGATGGGTATTCTTTGGATTTGTAGCCGGAACTGATACCTCGCAAGGGCTTGTTCCTGTTTATGATTTAAGCGGGCCTAAATATCCAGAGGGATTTTACTCCTATAATATCTATGCGCAAGTAACAGAGTTCAATCTTAGCCCATCGGGGTTATCTATTGTAAATTCGGGCTTAGCTTTTCTCCAAGATGAAGACGGCCCATTTACCGAGGCTACCTATACTTCTAATCCTGACTCCGTAGAGGGGTATACCTATTACACCGAATGAGCAAGAAGCACGATTTTTCCCTATTCGATTTACCCTCTCACGAACTTCCGTTATTCGTTGAAACGCCGGGAAAGAAGTACGTAGATTACGGAGCCGATAACGCTTATGGCGATTACTTACGCGATCTCTACCTAGGCTCTCCATTGCAAAGCGCCGTAGTTAACGGAGTGAGCGAGATGATTGCAGGCGATGGCCTAGGCGCTACCGATTGGGATGATAGCATAGAGAAGCGCGAGCAATGGTTAAAACTGCAAGCCCTTTTAAAGAGTAGCGATCGCGATTTATTACGTAGGATTTCTTTCGATATGAAACTCTACGGCCAATGCTATGTATTCGTTATATGGAATAGAGCCAGAACAGAAATCGCCGAGATGCGGCATATCCCCGCGCAAACGGTGCGAAGTGGGTTAGCCTCTTCCGATGGTCGAATAGATACCTACTACATTAGTTCCCGTTGGGATATGGCTAGGAAATCGGAGTATGCCCCGGTAGCCTATCCCGCTTTTAATACTGAGGATCGAACCGATCCGGCTCAGATATTCCAAATTAAAAGCTACCATCCGGGAGTTTTCTACTATGGCTTACCGGATTACGTAGGGGCTACAAACTATATCCAACTGGATAGAGAGATTAGCGCGTTTCACCTTAACAATATCCAAAACGGCCTCTTTCCTTCGATGCTCCTGAGCATGAATAACGGCATCCCTACAGATGAAGAGAGAAGGATAGTAGAGCAGAAGATTAATCAAAAATTCTCTGGCTCAACTAACGCGGGCCGAGTACTGATTTCGTTTAATGAATCATCGGAAGACCAACCAACTTTAACGGCTATCGATACAAACGGAGCCGATGGTATGTATCAGTTCCTTTCTACCGAGTGTACTACGAAAATCCTCGCGGGTTCTCGCATTACTTCCCCGCTTCTATTCGGCATCCGTGGAGATGGTTCGGGCTTTGGAAATAACGCCGATGAATTGAAAGATAGCTATAGCCTCTTTACGAATACGGTTATCGCTAGTTTCCAAACGGTTTTACTAGAGCATCTTAACGATATCTTTAGAATTAATGGGATAGATTTAGATCTGTTCTTTATCCCGCTCAAGCCAGCCGATTTCATTGAAGTAGAAAGCGTAGCGGTACTTACTCCAGAAGAGCAAGAAAGAGAAGGAATAGAGGTAGAGCGAGTAGTTACGGAAGAGCCAACTATAAGCGTAGATCCGGCTATCGATCCGGATGTAGCAGAAGCAGCCGCCGAAGCCGATGCCTCATATAATGGGGCGCAGATATCCGCCGCCTTGGATATCATGATTAAGGTTAAAGAAGGCTTCTTAACTAGCGAGCAAGCTATTCTCTTCTTAGTCCAATTCTTAAACATTGACCAAGTAGATGCGCGTTCACTTTTTAGCGGAGCGGCTACGGGGTTGAGTACGATGCTTTCTAAAGAAGGCGCTGGCGAAGGGGTTGCGGAATGGTTAGTAAACCGCGCCGAGGATGAACCCGAAGGCTACGAGTTAATCGATTCGCGTAAGGTTGTATACGAACACGAAGAAAAACTAGATACCCTATTTAAGTTCTCCGCTTCTATGCCCAAGGGAGATTCTAGAAAGGTAGATAAGAAGTACGATAGGGATTTAATTAAGGTACGATATGCCTATATGCCTCACGTAACCGGAACCTCCGGAACGCATACAAGCGGCCCAAAGAAAGGAGAGAAGTACAATAACGAATCTCGCTCTTTCTGTAAGATGATGGTAGCGGCTAGTAAGCGCGGTAAGGTATTCCGCCGATCTGATTTAGAAGCCGCCTCCGATCAGGCCGTTAACCCCGGTTGGGGAGAAGGAGGAGCCGCAACGTACCCGATTTTCTTGTACAAAGGCGGGGGATCTTGCCAGCATTTCTTTGAGCGTAGGACTTATCTAAGAAAAGGAAATAAGAAGATTAGCGTAAATCAAGCGCGTAAGATACTCCGCGAGGCGGGCCTACCGGCATTAGAAAAGAACGATCCTAAAGTAGCCAAGCTACCGCGCGATATGAAAGATCGAGGTTTCGTAGATGGTAGAGGCCCATTCACTACAGAAAGAACACCGAACTAATGAGTAACCTAGCCCTATTCGTATCGCCTTCTAAGGTCAAAATAGAAACCGCTTTAGGCGGCTCTGTAGATGATAACCTTATAGCGCCATACATTAAGACGGCGCAAGAACGTTGGATACTTCCAGCAATCGGCCAGAGCCTTTACAACGCCTTGGCAAATGCCGTAGTTAATGCAGATGCTACAGCGGCGGAAACTACGTTGCTGAATGATTATATCTCTCCGGCTCTAGTTCCTCTTTCCTTTGCGGGCTTAATGCCTTTCCTACGGGTAAGGATGGTGAATAACTCTACGGTTATAATGTCGAGCGAACAGAGTACCCCGGCATCTTATCAAGATATCCGGCCTCTAATTGATTCAAGTACGGAGATGGGCCAATTCCATATTCAAAGGCTAATCCGATACATCGATAATAATACCGGACTATACCCGGAGTTAGGGCAAGAAGCGGCGGGCGAATTGCACCGTACCAGAAGAAATTATTTCGGCGGTTTGAATATCGATTATAACCCGAACCTGACGAGGGAGGAACGCCTCCGCTTGCGAGCGGCCCTAGGTTGCGCTTATGGGTAAGGCTAGAACAAATAACGAGGAACTCCTACGGGAATACTTAAAGAAGCAAGATGGCAAATACGAAAATAACGGCCCTAAACGAGTTGACGGTAACCCCGGCAAACGACGATGTTCTAGCAATCGTAGATATCTCAGGAAATGAAACTAAGAAAATTAAGGTTTCAACCCTTGGAGTTGGGGGTAGCGGTACGGGTACGGTTACTAGTGTAGCGTTAACCGTTCCATCTGCTCTAAGTGTTAGCGGATCGCCAATTACTACTAGCGGAACCCTTGCGATTACAGGCGCGGGAACTACTTCGCAATTTATAGACGGAACCGGGGCGCTACAAACTACGCCATCGGGTACACTAACTGGGGTAACGGGTACGGCTCCTATTGTTTCTTCGGGCGGTACTGCTCCGGCTATCTCTATTACGGCGGCTACTACAGGCGCAGCCGGTTCAATGAGTGCGGCGGATAAAACCAAACTAGACGGAATCGCATCTGGCGCAGAGGTTAACGCCGTAGATGATGTAACCGGGGGAACGGGGCTAACTGCCAGCCCTACAACGGGTAACGTAGTAGTTAACCTAGACGATACAGCCGTAAGCGCCGGGGCGTATACTAACGCGAATATTACCGTAGATGCTCAAGGTAGAATAACAAGCGCGGCCAATGGTTCGAGCGGAGGAACAGGTACGGTAACTAACGTAGCAACGGGAACGGGATTAAGCGGAGGCCCTATTACTACTACCGGAACTATTGCACTAGCAAATACAGCCGTTTCGGCCGGTACATACACGAACGCCGATATAACGGTAGATGCTCAAGGCAGGATAACAGCAGCGGCAAACGGAAGCGGCGGAGGAATTGCTGCGGTAGTAGATGATACTACTCCTCAGCTAGGAGGAAACCTCGATGTTCAAGCGTTCGAAATAGATACCTCAGTAACTAACGGAAGCATCGTAATAGCGCCAAAAGGCACAGGCGTACTAGAAGTAAAAGGAGCAACGAACAGCGCAGCAATCCAACTTAACTGCGAGGTAAATACCCACGGAGTAAAAATACAAGCGCCTCCCCATAGTGCTGCGGCTAATTATACGCTAGTTCTTCCTGATGATACAGGAACAAATGGTCAGGTTATGACAACTGATGGATCAGGTAATTTATCTTTTACTACAGCATCGGGTGGAGTTAGTGTAAATAGTCAGGCAGCAAATAGGCTAGTAGCTTGCAGTAGTTCCAGCGATGTTTTGGACGGAGAGGCAAACCTTACATTTAACGGTAGCACTTTAAGCGTAACAGGTGCTATTAGCACGACAGGACAATTAAGCGGTAACGGTTCTTCTGTCGCTGTAAGCAAAATTGAAACATCAATAGGGGGCGCAAGTAGTGCAGGCGATTTAGGGCTAAATGCAGAGGTTGTAACGATTACAACAACTACAGGATTAAATGCAGGCTACGTTTATTATTTGGGTGCAAGTGCATGGACAAGCGCAGTAGCAACTTCGGTTTCAGCAGCCTCTGGAATGATGGCGGTTGCGACGGGCACGTCAAGTGCGAATGGAATGTGCATACGCGGAATCGTTCACGTAGCTACCGCTTTAGGTGGCAGCATTGGAGATGTAGTTTATTTAAGTACAGCGACTGGACGAATGACCACTACAGCGGTAAGCAGCACGGGAAATGTTAACCGAGTTATGGGCTATAAAGTGGGAACAAATCAATTGTTTTTTAACCCTTCGCAGGAGTGGATCGAAATAAGTTAAGAAATGGCAAGTATTTCAGGACAAAGCACGAGCAACATAGATAACGTAGACGGCTTTTTTACTACGCAAGGCGGTAGCGGAACGGCAAGCCCTAGCCCTACTTTTACGGTAGAGAATAGCGTTACTTACTTTAACAACAGTATTACAATTACTAATCATGGCTCTTATACAGATCCAACTTTCCAAGTAATAGTAGAAAGAAATGGAGTAGAAATTGTTAATACGGTTACTCCAGATACTTCTATTGCGTGGGCTGATACGGCGGATGTATCTTTAACAAGAACGATAAAGGTTCGAGCGCAAGAATTTGGGGATTTTATACAAAGCGCGGAGGTAACCTCTACATATACCAAATCCGCTTTAGGGTTTAGATACTTTCGCATCTATGGAAGTTCTAACGGAACTACACCTAGTACGGGTTGGTTTGGAATTATGAACTTTAGAATCTATAGCGGTGCAGGTCAAACGGGAACGCAATACCCTGCCAATCTAACAAGCGATAGCAGCGGAGAATCTAGCGGTTATTTTGTGGATTCGGATTACGTGTATAGTTCAAGCTACGCAGCCTACAAAGCGTTTGATAGTAATCTCAACAGTTGGAGTTGGACTCTATCAGTTCCTACCGCTGCAAGGAATTACAACGGGTTTTATTTTGATCCTACTATTTTTCCTACAGTGCCAACTATGTCAAGTATGACGTTTAGAAGTTACTCTACGCCTTCTGCGGCTTATGCGTTATTTATGGCAAGCAATACAGGGGCATTCTCAGGCGAAGAAACCCTAATAGCCTCGGCAAGAATAAATACTAGCAGTAACGCAACTTATAACTTTGGATAATGGAATACACGCAAGAACAAATCGATGGGGTAGTAAACGTAACCGGAGCAAAACTCTTCATAACCCACGTATTAGGAACATACGTAGAGGCCGTATCGGTAGGTATGCAATTATCCCATGATTCAGACGGTTTAACACAACGCGAAATAGAAACCATACAAGGGTTATTACCATGAACTATGAATTAATCTCGGTAGGGATAGGGGCGGCATCCGGGATTCTAGCAACTTACATTAAGATGCAGAACGAAATCGTTAAGATAAAGAGCCGCGTTCTCTCATTAGAGAAACAAGAAACGAAGGTACAAGCTACCCTCGATGTTCTCGTAGAAGGCATTAACGAGATTAAAATTCTTCTGGCTAAAAAGGGAATCGAGTAATGGAGGCGATGTACTTTAAGAGTAGCGAGTTCGATAGCCCCGATCTACCCGGATCCGGTGAAGTAATGGACTTCGATTTTATTGCTTTGCTCGATCATTGTAGGCACAGGGCCGGGATGCCCTTCGTAGTGACTAGCGGATTTCGAACGGAAAACCATCAGGCTAAATTAAAAGAAGAGGGCTATCCGGTATCTGAAAACTCCGCGCATCTAGTAGGCAAGGCGGCAGATATCCGATGCCGTAATAGTTCGGAAAGATATTTAATAGTAGCGTCTGCCGTATCGGTAGGCTTTACTAGAATTGGAATAGGTAAAAACTTCATCCATTTGGATACGTCTTTAGATAAAGGCCAGCCATTTATATGGATGTATTAAATTATAATCATGCAATTTATTGTACAAAATTGGGCGGAAATCGCTCTAGCTTTAATTACAGCGGCGGGAACTCTTACCGCTCTTACCGAAACTACTAAGGATGATAAGGTAGTTAACGTACTATCGAGAATCCTCCAAGCGGTAGTATTCGGAAAGAACAGAAAAAAATAAACGGGGTTCGATACTTGGCCTTTTTATCCCGTTAGGTTACCTAAGCGGGAGCGTTCTCGAACTCTTCTAAATTCTTGATAGCCTTCCTCTTTTTAGGGGAGGGCTTTTTAGCTTGAGCCTTTATCTCTTCGATAGCAAGGTTCGCCATTTTCAAAGATGAGGCGCTAACCATCCATACGTTAAGATCGTTCTCTACGTAATCGAGGCTAGGGTTCCGCCAATCAAAAACGCAAATAGGCTCGCCTCCGTAGTCAAGTACCCAACGGTAGCAAGTATTAAGGAGCCTCTTACGGCCTCCCCCTCCGGGATTATCGCTAAAATTTAGAACCGGCTTGCCAAACATCTTAACGAGTTGGGCAAAGGTTAAGCCATGTAGTTTCTCGAAATCCTTAGTTCCTAGAGCCGCGTTCAAGGCGCGGGCCTTCTGTTTTATTGGTTTAATATTCATAGCCATAAGGTACGAATTAGGTAAGCCAAACAAAAAAAGTAGAGAATTAACGAATATTTTTTGCGTAGAGAAGATATTTCTTCGTAGTTTAGCATATCCCCAAGGGGGTAAGAAACCTAGAACATTACTTAAACTACTAAAAATGAGCAAGTTAACCGTTAAAAGTCCTGAAGAGTGTATTTCTCTCCTACTTACATCGTCTGAAAAGCTAGAAGCCTTAAAATAAACCCAAACGCCCCGGCTTCGGTCGGGGCTTTATTTACCTAAACAAAACAAACACACAGAATCATGACACAGTTACAAAGAGCGATGATAAAGGACATACAAGAGGGCGAGAATGACGGCGTTGGAATGGGTTACAGCGAATTCGACGGCGCAGGACTCACACCATATCAGAAAGGCGTTCTCGGTTCATTGGTTGCCGGCGGATACGTTTACAACTCATTCGAAGGGCAAGAAGGATTCGATGCGATGTACTGCACCACAATGAAAGCGCCGCGATTAATTGACTAACCCAACGCCTCGGCTTCGGTCGGGGCTTATTTAATCTAAAGCCATGAGCAAGCAAAGCCGAGAAGCCTTTATAAAGCAAATTAGAAGCGGAGAGTACCGCTCCAAGCAACTTAAAATCTACCGCGCCCTAATCGATAAGCCGAAGAACCTAGACGAATTACGCGGCTCTATGGGCATAGCCCACCAAACGTTAACCTCTGCTCTCTCCCGCCTTATGGATATGGGAGTAGTAGGCCAAACCGATAGCGGCTTATTCTATCGCTCCG